GATAGACTTTAAAAATCAAGCAATAAAGAATCCTAATACAATGCAATTAAATACGGCTATGCAAAGATGTTTAGCAAAAGGCATTGCTCTTTTTGGAATCGGCATGTTTGTTTTTCAAGGAGAAGACCTACCCCCACATGATGTTTTAGAGCATATAGAGGGCATTTATAAAGAGCAAGGTATTAATAAAGCTAGACAATACTTTAATGGTTTAAACGAGGCGGACAGAAAGTTATGTATGCCATTTATAGAAACAATTAAAAAGGATGTTTAAACATGGAACAACGAACAGATGAGTGGTTTCAAGCTAGGGTAGGTAAGGTCACTGCTAGTAATGTAGATAATGTCATTGTTAAGGTTAAGAATGGCGAGAGTATGTATAAACGAAAATACAGAACTCAACTCATTACCGAGCAACTGACAGGAAAGCCTGTAAAGATATTTATGAATGAGGCTATGAGGCATGGGGTTGAGTATGAAGATGAAGCTATGAACGCTTACATAGCAAAGCTAGGGCTTCTTAAAGATGTAGATGTTAAAGAAGAGGGCTTTGTAGACCACCCAACAGTAATGATGTCTGGGGCTAGTCCTGATGGCATGGTAGGAGATGAGGGGCTAATAGAAATTAAATGCCCCCAAGCAACAACACATACGGAAATATTGCAGAACGCAGTGATTCCGAAACGATATATTCATCAAATGATGTGGCAGATGGCTTGCACGGGTAGAAAGTGGTGTGACTTTGTTTGTTATCACCCTGACTTCCCTGATGACTATAAACTCTTTATCAAAAGAGTAGAAAGAGATGATGATTTAATAGGTCGTCTAGAAAGAGATATTCATGAGTTTGCAGTTGAGGTCATGGATTCAGTTAAATTTATTAAGGAGAATAACTAATGGCAACAGTAGGAATTTCAGCAAGTATAGATGTAACAAAGATTGATAAGGCTAAACTTATTGATGGTAAGAAAGGCACTTATTTAAACATAACCGCATTTGTTAATTTAGATGAGAAAGACCAATATGACAACAATGGTATGATTACTCAATCAGTGACTCAAGAAGAAAGAGAAGCTGGAACAAGAGGAGCTATACTAGGTAACACTAAAGTGTTCTTTAAAGATGAGGGTGGTAGTAATACAACTGCTCCACAAGCTAAAGAAGGTTTTGACCAAGTGTCAGAAGATGTGCCGTTTTAACTAAAGGGATTGGGGGTGTTTAAACCCCCTTTTTTTATTTGTTCATTACATACATTGTTACTTCAAAGCCAAATCTCATTTCAGTAGCTGATGGTTTTGTCCACATAATTAAGTTCCTTGTTGGTTAATCAAGACTTGATTATAAGTGATAGTTGTAATAATAGTGTTACAAATAAATTAAATAAGGGTAGTAAAAACCATGAATAAATCAGAATATTTTGGAGAGATAAGGCTTATGCAATCAATGTTATTGCAATTAATAACAGATGCTACTTATATTCCTGATACCAAAGATATTGCAAGAGACAAAAGATATTTAAAACGAGAATCAAATGGTGAAAATCCAAAAAAACTACAGAATGATTTGTATTGGAAAAGAGATGCTTTAAAATGGTTATATAGTAAAGATGAATTAATAGAATTATGTTGTTATCATAGCAATATAGATATAGACCAAGTAATAGAGTTTATAGAATTTAAAAATAAGGAGAAAAAATCTTATGTCTGACAAAATAAACCCAGAACATTATAAATCTACAAAAGGTTTGGAATGTATTGATTGTATTGAAGCAACAGTAGAAGGTTTAGTTGGAGTAGAAGCTACTGACACAGGAAATATTATGAAATATTTGTGGAGATGGAAAAACAAAGATGGTGTAAATGACCTTAAAAAAGCTAAATGGTATATTAGTCATTTGATTGCTCATCTTGAAAATGATGAAGAAAAGTTAAAAACAATGAATGAAATAATGCTTGATAAACAATTTGATGAATTTCATGATGAAGACTAACAAGCAAGAAGTTTATATTTACGGAGACAAATTTGTTTGTCATAAGTGTGGTCGTGATGCTATGTTTATGGATAGCGATAAAAAATGGTATTGTTCGTTTAATTGGTATGACATAAAAGAAAATCATGGCATCTGTAAAACCGATAAAAATAAATAATCCATTATGCAATGTTTGTAAAAAACCAGCCAAGATATATTCTGATGGCAAGTGGTGGTGCAGTGTTAATGTAGAGATAGGAGAGTTTAATTCATCAGGCTTTTGTAAGGAAAAGAAATGATTAATTGTCCTAAATGTAAAGATGTAGAAATGATATGGGGAAATGATTGGGATAATGATGATGACATGGATAGTCAATATTTAATATGGAGTCAGTATAGTTGCCCACAATGTGAAACAATACTAAATGTATATTGGAGTGAGAATAATGGCAAAGGGCAAGGAAGCACTAAAAAAAAATAAAGATACATGGAAAGAACATAGCTTTATATATGATGGATATAAATTTACAATGAATTACAACAAAAAAGATTTTAATATTGCACACGAACTAACAGGAAAGATTATAACTAAAGGAAACTTTAAGGAGTAAATCATGATTGAGTTTGCATTTGTAATGGTAATTAATCTAGCACCAGACCCTTTGCAAGATTGGGAGTATATTGGAAACTTTCGCAGTTGCCAAGAAGGCTCTATCTTTTTAAGCCTACATTATCCAGACCCAAATAAAGTTGAAATGGAATACAAATGTTTGCAAAAAGAATATATTTATTTGCCAAAAGGTACACAAATTAAAAACATAGACATGAAAACCAACAGCATTAGATATTACGATAAACATGAAATATGTAAATTTAGGAGGGATTGTAATGAGTAAAGGAAGCAGCAGAAGAAAACAAGAAATAACAGATAAACAGTTACAAGATGCTTGGGATAGAATATTTATTTCAAAAAAAAAGTATGAAAAAGCTATAGAGGAAATTAGAAAGAAAAAATTATCTCCCGAAGATGAAGGTGATGATGATGGCTACGGAAACTTACTGGAAAAAAACAATGGCAAAGACTAGTCCTACCATGAGAACTTTAGCTAGGTTAAGAAAAGAAAACTATGATTTGGTAGCAATTACTGAACGCTGGAATCCTTTTGCAAGAATAAGGCAAGACTTGTTCGGTATTATTGACATCCTTGCAATACACAAAAGTGACACCATAGCCATTCAGGTGACAAGTTATAGCAACATTGGGGCTAGGGTAAAGAAAATTACAGAAAGTCCTGCCTTGCCTTTCCTACGAGATGCAGGGTGGACTATTTTAGTAGAGGGGTGGAAGAAAGAAAAGAATGGTAGATACACCTCCAAAATAGTTGATCTTTCGTGATAAGTAAAACAAATCAATAAAGGTGTAATTAATCTGCAAATTACTTGCATAGAAGTGTGTATTTGATATAATTAATGCACAAACAACAAAGGAGATTAATAATGATTGATACTACAAAGCTACATAAAAATGACTACCTTGTAACTAAAGAGCAAGTTGCAAGGTTTATAAGCGATAGACCTGATTTGTCTGCAAATGCTTTTGCTAACTTACTAAATGGTGGCAAGTTTGAACTTGAAAACCTAAAAAATTTTATTAACAAAGACACTTTTAAAAGTGTTATCAAAGGAGACAAATAATGGAATTTTTATTTGACTTATTTGCAACCATCGGTCTTGTAGGACTGGTGGCTTGTCTACTAGAAGAAATTTTGTTATAATCGGAGGGTTGGGATAAGTTCGTCTTGAACTTTCTCACACTCCTTTGTAATGCCACTTTAATCGGTGGCATTTTTTTTATTTACAGGATGGAAAATATTATGTGGTCATGGCACTGGTTCTGTGGTTGTCACTTTGGGTTTGAATGGTATGAAGCTGATAAGTTAGACCCATACTATGAAGATAATCGCACTAGCAAATTTAATTATTTTATTATAGATTTGGGATTTTTACGAATACAACGATGCGAGAAAATTTAATGTCTAACGAGGAAAATAAAAATGAAGAAAGGAAAGAAACCACCGAAAAGATATTAAATAACAAACTTCAAGAATTACGCAGATGGTTTGAGTCTGTAGGAGACTGTGTATGAACAAAAAAGCGAGAGCATAGTGGCTGATAGATATAAAAAAATAAACATTTACGATATGTACCCAAANAGNGGTGAGCTAGAATTAGGTGCAAATACACAAAACCCAACAGCAANTGCTAATTTTACAAACAGAACTGCTTTAGATAACAGTTATTTTGATGCTATGGTCGGTGGATCATATCAACCAATGAACGAACAGAATACAATAAACCCAAGAGTTGGCTTTGGAATGGGTAGTGGCAATTTTAATATAAATGCTTTAATGGATGAGTATCAAAAATCTGCAAATGCAAATGTTGGCAACTTTTCTGGTGGCATAACTAAAACAGCTGATGACGAACTTATAAAAAGACTAGGCTACAACAATAATAATATTAATGCTAACATTGTCAAAGACCCATACAACACTACTTACTCTATAGAAGGGTTATTAGGTAATATGTTTGGTGGTGATGTAACAGCAGAAGCTATGAAAGACGACTACAATAAAAGGATAATGTTTAACTATCTTAAAAACTTTTAAGGAGCAATGACCTCGCAAGAGAGTTGCTAAATATGAAAATAGAACAAAGATTAATAAGTGAACTCATACCTTATGCTAACAATGCAAGAACGCATAATGCAGAGCAAATCACACAAATAGCATCTAGCATAAAAGAGTTTGGATTTAATAATCCTATTCTTATAGATAAAGACAATGGAATAATTG